AATCCATTATGCCGTACAGCACGGGCAGCTGGTCATGTTCAAGCTTGACGGTGCAGGTAACCGGCACCATGCCGGGCCGGCCTACTTCCGTGGTGCAGACATACTCGCTAACGATTGGATGATAATACGATGAGATTCGGAGAAGTGATTCAAGCCTTGATGGCTGGTGGCGGTAATGCCGTATGGCGGCAGGATTGGGGAGGTTCTGTATTCCTGCGGTATTCCGAAGTGTGGAATATCTTTGAACTTCATGGGCCACAGAAACGGGTAACGCAACTCGAAGAGTTGAGTCTGTCCCCTGGCGATTTGTTTGCTACCGACTGGGCTATCGTTGTACTGGATCCACGAACCGGGGAGGTTGCCAAGTGATTGAGTTAAAAGTAACTAAAGAAACAATGGCTATGTGTGCAAGGCAGTTGTCATGGATGCAACGCGAATTGATGCATTTGGAAAACAAAAAGCCTAAAGATTATCAAGGTGTAGCGTTCTTAGATAAAACGCTAATACTTGAGCGTGTTGATGATGATAACTGGAAGCTTATTTATAAGTCTGGGCAAAATCACGAAATCATGTGTGAAACGGTTTTTGCTTTCAAGGACAACCTTTGGGATAACTTTGACATCAAGGCTGAAGAAAAACTAACGGTAGCGTCATGGGATTTGTACTACAAACTTTTAGAACTAGAAGAGGCAGAAGTAACCGAATGATACCTTTTGCCATTGGTGCTTTGGTGGGGGCTGGCTGCGTGGTGGTATGGTCGGAGATGTATACACGTTGGCTGTATAAAGATGTCAAGCGCAGGGCTAAAGCCCAAGGCATCACCGATCAGCAGATGAAAGATGCTCTGCTGTGGGCAGCTACAGAAAACATTGAGGAGAGTCTAGATGGCAGCACAACCCGGAGCAGGTAGACCGACTAAGTACACACCGGCAACGGTAGCCAAGCTCACAGACGCTCTGCGAGGTGGTAACACTCGCAGGGCTTCCTGTGCTGCTGCTGGTATTGATCAGACTACACTTGCCAACTGGCTTAGGGAATATTCTGAATTTTCATACGCTGTAGAAAAAGCGGAGGGCGAAGCAGAGCTGCGCAACCTTGCAGTCATCCAAGATGCAACCCGCACTACATGGCAAGCGGCGGCGTGGTGGCTTGAACGTAAGCACAAAGCCGACTGGTCATCTAGGGTAGAGCAGACCGGCGCAGACGGTAGCCCGGTAAAGGTGATAGTCGAGTATTCGGATAAGCCGATTGCCTGATATCCGATTAGTCTTACCAAGGCCACATGAAGCCCAGCAGATTATTTTGCGGGAAGCCAAGCGGTACAACGTTCTTGCCTGCGGGAGACGCTTCGGTAAGACCACGCTGGGCGGTAATCTTTTATCTGACCCGGTATTGATTGACGGTCTACCCTGCGCGTGGTTTGCACCTACCTACAGGCTCCTAGAAGAGGCATACGCCGATCACAAGAGGATCTATGCTCCGGTTATCCGGCGAGCCGTACAAAGCCCAGCGCCGCGCATCGAGCTTATAACCGGGGCGGCTATTGACTATTGGACTTTGGATGACCCTTCAACCGTTGCCCGTGGTCGTAAGTACAAGCGGGTCATTATCGATGAGGCCGCCATGGCCAGACACTTGGAGCAAGCCTGGACGGAAGCCATACGCCCAACGCTGACAGACTACATCGGGGATGCGTTCTTCCTGTCTACGCCCAAGGGTAGCAACTACTTTAGGACGCTCTACAATCAGGCCGCTACGGATGCCGACTGGATGAGCTGGCAGATGCCAACCACGGCTAACCCCTGGATAGATGCCGAGGAGGTAGGCAAGGCGGGAGAGTCTTTGCCGAGCATCGCGTTTAGGCAAGAGTATCTAGCAGAGTTTGTGGATGCGGCGGGAGCGCGTATCAAGCGGGAGTGGCTACGATACGGTGATTGCCCTGAAGGATTGCCTACCTACATCGGGGTTGACCTTGCCATATCTACGAAGTCTGAAGCAGACTACACCGGCGTTGCGGTAGTGAGCCGTGGTGACGATGGCACGATCTACGTTAGAGACATCAACCGCACCCGCGCGGACTTTGCTTCCGTGCTACGCTTCATAGAAGCCATGGCGGCTAAGTGGAATCCTAGTATGATTGGCATCGAGCAAGTGCAATATCAAGCGGCAGTTGTGCAGGAGCTTCTTAGGCGCACTAAGTTACCGATTAGGGGCATCCGGCCAGACCGTGACAAAGTGACCCGCTTTGCGCCTCTGGAAGCCCGCTACGAGCAAAGCCAAGTAATGCACTGCCAAGGCCTACCGGCTTACTTTGAAGATGAGCTTTTGAGTTTCCCTGTTGGCAGGCATGATGACGTGGTTGATGCCCTGGCTTATGCTTGGCAGGTGTGCGGATCAAAGCGAAGTTGGGGAGCCGTCTAAAATATATATCCCTATACCCTTGCTAGATATACACGGGCGGTGTATATTATCTACATCAAGCAGGGAGATAGAACAATGGAACTTATTACACGGTTGGTGGAGGCAGGCGGCAAGGAGTGGACGGGCGGAACGAATCACCGGGTTTACTTCAAACCACAACACATTCTTGGCCTTGAAGTTGAATGCTACAAAACTGGCTCACTGCGTAATGTGACATTGAACGGCGAGCGCATCAGCAACAGCAAGGCTGGACGCATCATCAACGCAAAGTTGTATGTGGATGTTACTACCGGTGAAGTTGTTACAGACCTTGAAACCGAGTTTGCTAAGATGGCCCGCATCGCTATATCAACAATCTAAACCAGAGAAGCCACACAGGCCCCCGCAAGGGGGCTTTTTCTTTTTGTGGGATACTGAAGCCATGGGTATCTTTGACCGCTTCCTTGGACGTAAAGCCGCCGCTAATCCTACACAAGCACTACCGCTGCCACTTAGCCAGTCTAGGGACATCTACCTAACCGGGTACGGCTCTGGTCAGCTGCAAACTTTGCTACGCCGGGCGCTCCCTGGAAGTACTAAGGACTGGGCGCGGGTAGCCGGTGACTTAGGGCTGAATGGCGTGGTTGCATCAGCGATTGACTGGTACGTGCGGAACTACCCACAAGCCACGCCGCGCTACTACCGACCGGTAGACAGCCAGCAAGCGGAGCCGGTAGAAGACCACCCGGTATTGCAGCTTATGGCGCAACCGGATCCGATGATTATGGGGTCGTTATTTTGGGGATGGTGCATCCAAGACTACAAACTATTCGGTAATACCTACCTCCGCAAGATTCGATCTAGCACCCGTGGCACGGTTACCGCTTTGCAGTTTCTACCGCAGGACATGGTCAGACCGGTAGGTAATGGCACGAACCCGCTAACCCATTACGTTTACACCACGGATGGCCGCTCCTTTGACATCCCGGTAAGTGACATCATTCATATCCGGTACGGCAGAGACCCTAGCGATATCCGTATCGGCCGTGCGCCGCTTACCGCTGTACTGCGCGAGATAGCAACCGATAACACGGCATCCACAACCGCTTATGGCTTGCTTGCCAACGGCGCTATGCCTAGCCTCATTGTCGGGCCTGATGCCAAAGAGACTAGCGTAGATATGTCTATGGATGACGCGAGACAGGTAAAAAGGCAACTACACGAAGACCTTACCGGGGACGGTAGCGGCGGCATCGTGGTTATGACCGGTGCGTACAAGATGGATCGTGTATCCCTTACGCCTTCCGAGCTTGCTTTGGATTCCGTGAGACGTGTACCGGAGGAGCGTATCTGTTCAGCCCTTGGTATCAACCCGATGGTCTTAGGCCTTGGTTCAGGCTTAGAGCGGTCTACATACAGCAATTACGAGAGAGCGCAACAGGCGGCTTGGGAAGATGGCATGGTGCCGCTCTTGCGTACCCTTGCGGACGCTATCACCGCTGACCTGCTACCGGAATACCCGGAGACACAGCAAGGTGATTACGTGATGTACGACCTTGAAACCGTGCGGGCGCTTGCTGATGACTTGAAGGCGGAAGCCGACCGAGCGGAGAAACTATACAAGTCTGGCATCATTGATCGTGCGGAAGCCAAGCGTATAGCAGGCCTTGAAGCAGTGCCGGAAGATACCGGCGTACTACATCCATCCGCTATCAGCGTACAGGCTGGCACGAGTGCATCACTAGCAGAGACAACCAACGCGGCAGGTATCCTCATTCGTTCCGGTTACGATCCGGGTAGCGTCACGAGCTTCCTCAACCTGCCAGTGCAACACACGGGAGCCGCACCGGTTACCCTGCGGGACGATACTCCAGCCAAGGCCTACGACATCAAAGCAGCGCCTAACGCTGGCATGGTCGAAGCGGCACAAAGGGCGCTCGACTGGAAGGCGGAAGGTTTCGACGGCGGCACACGGGTAGGCCTTGCAAGGGCTAACCAAATCGTGAATGGGGAGCAACTTTCCGAAGACACGATACTAAGAATGTATTCTTTCTTTTCACGGCATGAAGTAGACAAACAGGCCGAAGGGTTCAATGCTGGTGAAGATGGCTTTCCCTCACCGGGGCGTGTAGCCTGGGACTTGTGGGGCGGCGATGCCGGTTTCAGGTGGTCTACATCCAAGCGGGACGCAATGCAGCCTGATGGCAAGAGCCTTGACACCGACCACGTATGCACTCCGGGGGTAGTGTATAAGAGCCACCCTTTTTACGGGTATTCGCTGGAGGAAATCTCAAGCGAGTAGACAGCGGGACAGCACGAATCTATGCCGCTGGGCAGAAGTATCGTAACGACCTGTTAGAGCGTGAAGGCGTAGCCATCAGCCGGATGCAACGCGCATACAAGGCGGCAACCAAGGCCAGCATTGATGAGCTTGAAGCGCTGGAGGGCAGGATAGCCGAGCGTGAAGCCAACGGGGAACCGCCATCCGAAACTATCCTTTACATGCGTCAGCGGATCATAGATAACATTGAGCAGCTCGGAAAGAACCTCA